GGTCAAATGGTCGTGCAGCGCATCCGCCGACGGCAAGACCGCCATCATCTCGGGCAGCATGGGCTTCGATAGCCCCGGCGACCCGTTCGTGCCGTATGCAAACCTTACGGAAGCCGAGGTGCTGGGCTGGGTGTATGCCCGTGGCCTCAACAAAGACCAGACCGAGGCCGTGGTCGCGTATGACCTTGCTCAAATGCTGAACCCGCCCGTGGTGTCAAAACCTTTGCCGTGGGGTGCGTGATGGCGTCGTTCGCATGGAAGATTGACCGCGTGACGATAAACGGCCCGACGCTGGTCGAGGCGCATTACCGCGTCATCGCCAGCGAAGGCAGCAAGACCGTGGAAACCGAAGGCAACTGGCGCTTCCGCGAAATCAAGTCCATGACCGACACCACCGAGGAAATGATCGCAGGCTGGATCGAGGCCGAGGCGGTCATTGACGGCGTATGTACAATTAAACGCGATCTGGAGCGGCAACTAGCCGCCAACGAAACCAGCGACTCACCGCCGTGGGTTCCCAAAACCTTCAAGCTCGGGTGACCTATGACGCAGCCTATCGACATCATCAGCCGCGCCCTTAAAGACATCGGTGCATTGGAAGCCGGGGAGACGCCGACCCCCGAGGCCGCAGCAGATGCGTTCGATATGCTGAACGATATGTGCGCCCAATGGTCGAACGAAAACATGATGGTGTTTTACCGCACGGAGATCATCTTTCCGTGCGTGCAGAACCAGATCCAGTACACCATCGGCCCCGGCGGGCAAGTCGGCAGCGCCTTCACCGGCAGCATCAGCGGCACGACCTTGACGGTCACCGCGCTGACCTCGGGCGCGATCACGATGGGCCAAACGATCTCGGGCACGGGCGTCGCCTCGGGCACGACCATCGTAGGCTTCACCTCGGGCGCTGGCGGCAACGTCAACGAACTCGGCACCTACACCGTCAGCCGCTCGCAAAGCGTCGCCAGCACCGCCATGACGGGCTATTACGAACGCCCGCTCACCATCGAGTCGGCCTTCGTGCGCGTCACCACGACCAGCAACGGCGCTCCGATCTATGGCGGTGGCCTCGACTACCCGATCTCGGTCGTGAGCCTTGAGGAGTATGAAAGCATCGGCCTCAAGTCGCTAAACGGCCCGTGGCCGAAGGTTGTTTACTACCAGCCGAGCGAGCTTCTCGGCACGGTCTACGTCTGGCCGAACCCGGCGCAGGGCGAGATGCACTTGTTTGCCTCGACGCTGTTCCGGCAGTTCGGGTCGCTGTTTGACACGATCCAGCTCCCGCAGGGCTACAACATGGCGCTGCGCTGGAACCTCGCCGAGCGCCTCATGCCCATGTACGGCAAGGCCAGCGAAATCCAGATCGCAATGATCCAGCAATATGCGGCGCAGGCGAAATCGACGGTCAAGCGCACCAATATGCGCCCGCCGCAGATCGCCCGTTACCCCGAGTATCTGCTGTTCGGTAAGGCCAAGGACGCGGGCTGGATCATGGACGGGGGCTTCGCGTAATGGCTGACTTCGGCTTCGTCGGAGCCTCTTACGTCGCGCCCAGCATTTACCAAGACGATCAAGAGTGCATCAATTTTTACCCCGAGGTAGACCCGACCAAGCAGCCGGGTGAGCGGGGCATTGTTGCGCTGTATCCGACGCCCGGCCTCACCACGAAAGCCTCGCTCGGCACCGGCAAAGTTCGCGCCATGCGTGCGCTGTCGGGCGGGCAGTATCTGGTCATTATTGTTGATAACACGGTCTGGGCCATCGACACGCTCTGGCAAGCCACCAACATCGGCACGATCAACAGCATCTCGGGCTATGTCGCCATCACCGACAACCAGATGGACGCGCCCTACGGGATCACGGCGTACATCGTGGACTCGGGCGGACGGTATTACTGGTCGTCCAGCACGACCCAAATCCAACCTGTGCCGAACGATGACGGCCTTTGGCAAGGCGCTACGTCGTGCGACGTTGTGGATAACTACGTCGTCTACAACCAGCCGGGCACGCAGAATTGGGCGGTGACCGATCTTGCCTCGCCGTTCACGACGACCGGAAATTTTGGCAGCAAGGACGGGTCACCCGACAACCTTGTTGCCCTTTTTGTTGACCACCGCCAAGTCTATCTGCTCGGCGAAAACACGACCGAAGTGTGGGTAGACGTTGGCAACTTGATCGAAGGCATCACGACCTTTCCGTTCCAGCGCGTCTCGGGAACGACCGCCCAGCACGGCATCGCGGCCCCCATGTCGCTCGCTCGGTTCGGCGAGTCGTTCATGTTCGTCAGCAAAGACACCCGCGGCAAGAACACCATCGGGATGCTGAACGGCTACCAGTACCAGCGCATCTCAACCCACGCCGTCGAGACGACGCTCGCCGACGCCGACGTATCGGATGCCGTGGCCTATACCTACCAAAAGGCGGGCCATGAGTTTTACGTCCTTACGGTGCCCTCTATTGACCTCACATGGGTCTACGACACCGCCTCGGGCGTCTGGCACAAATGGCTGTATTGGGACGGCACGCAATACACTCGCCATCGCTCCAACTGTGGCGCGTTCTTCGCGGGTCTAAACGTCGTTGGCGACTACGAAAACGGCAAGATCTACGCCCTTGACGATAACGTGTACACCGACGACGGCCAGCCGATCCGCCGCCTGCGCCGTGCCCCGCACATCGTCTCCGACCTCCAGCGGCAGTATTTCGACGAACTTCAGATTCAGTTCCAGCCCGGCGTGGGCCTTAACGACGGGCAGGGCCAAGACCCGCAGGCGATGCTGCGCTGGTCGAGCGACGGCGGCAGCACATGGTCGTCCGAGCATTGGGTCAGCATCGGCAAAATGGGCCGGTATACCAACCGCGCCATCTGGCGACGCCTTGGCTGGTCGCGTGACCGCATTTTTGAGGTTGCCGTCTCCGACCCCGTCAAAGCGGTCATCGTCTCGGCTAACCTCAAGGCGTCCGCCGGGGCCAACTGATGGCGGGCTTTAACTCCAACATCAATTACCCGCAAAGCCCGTTTATTGACCAACTGACGGGACGCCCTGCGCGAGAGTGGCAAGTCTGGCTTCAGTACCCTCGGGTCGCCGGTATCCAGCTTGGGAACCCCTTGCAGACCGGATCGGGCGGCACGGGAACCTTTACCACCCCGACGGACGGACAGCTGCTGATCGGTAACAGCACCGGCTATACCCTCAACACGCTGACGCCGGGCAGCGGCATAGACATCACCAACGCCAGCGGGTCGATCACGATCTCGCTTGCGTCCAGAACAGTCGCGCAGCCCAGCTCCATCACGGTCGGCGCGTCGCCTTTTACTTACACGAACACGACAGGCTTTATCGCCGACGTTATGATTAGCGGTGGCGGCGTCTCAAAGTTATTATTTACCCGAGATGGGTCAACTTTTTATAACACGGGCAGTTATTACGGGATGTTTACGTTATCGCCTAGCGATTCTCTGAAGGTGTACTACGTCACCGCCCCGACGATGACGCTGATTCCGAGGTAATTTTATGCCGACAATGATCTCAACCCCGCCGAAACTGCAATTCTTCGACAATGCAGGCAACCCGTTGGCGGGCGGCAAGGTTTACACCTACGCGGCTGGCACGACCACCCCGCAGGCGACCTATACGGATTACACGGGCGGCGTCGCCAACGCGAACCCCGTCATCCTCAACACTCGCGGCGAGGCCAGCATCTGGTTCACGACCGCCCAGTACAAGCTCAAGCTGACCGACGCCGACGACGTAGAAATTTACACCGTCGATAATTTGAACGGCCCAGATCTCGCCACGCTTGCGCTCCTCGCGGCGTCCTCGGGATCGTCGCTGATCGGTTACATCAACACGGGCACGGGAGCCACCGCCCGCACGGTGCAGGCGCGTCTGCGCGATATGCTCTCGGTCAAGGACTTCGGCGCGGTCGGCGACGGCACGACCAACGACGCCACGGCCATCCAGAACGCGATCAACGCGGCGGCGGCACTCCCGGCAAGCGGCGGTTCGTCGGGCTTGGGCGGCATCTCGGGCGCGACGGTGTATTTCCCGCCGGGCGTCTATCGCATCAACTCGGGCCTCACGGTCACGAACGGCGTCAAGCTGGTCGGTAACGGCGAACGCTCCAGCGTCATCAACTACTACGGCAGCGGCGCGGCTATCTCCAACGTCACGCCGGGCACCCGCATCGGCAAGATCGGCATCATGGAGATGACCATTGCGAACAAGGCATCGGGCACGATTGGTCTTGACCTTGACTCGGTGTCTTATTCCGAATTCGCCTCGCTGTGGATCGACAGCTTCACGACCGCCGTCAAGATCAACTCGCCCACCTCGGGCTGGTCGGTCTACAACCGTTTTTACAACGTCACCTCTAACCTTTGCACGACCGGCTACTGGCTAACCGGAACGTCGTCTAACGCGCACACGTTTTATGCCTGCCGTTACAACACCGGCACGGTGAATTCAAACGGCATTGGCTGGAAGATTGAAAACAGCAACGGCAACCAAGTTATTGCTTGCCACGGCGACATGGTTTCAAACACCACCTATTTCGCCAAGCTGACCGCATCAAGCGCAAACCTTACCGACGGCAACGTGTTCT